TAAAGATGGGAATATCGTTGCGACGGCGCGCGGCCTCGTTAATCTGACCCCCACCAAAATCAACTTGAATGTCTAGCTCTGTCTCACTCAACGCCAATATCCCGCCACTCGGCGCTTCCAGCGCGTTTCATATAATGGCGACTTGAACATGGCCCGTCCTGGCCTCTCCTGCGCGTCGCGTGAAGCCGCCCGTTGAATAAACTCTTCGGCGTATTTCTCGACGGCAGTAGCCGCCTGTAAATTTTCATTCAGCGAACGATAGATTGCGGCCTCAATCTTTTTTCTCAAAGCAACCCGGAAGCCGAACGACCATTCGTCATTGGGCTGTGGGAACGGCGTATATTGAGCCTTAACGCCATAAGGCGCGCGAGTATGGATATGGTCATTCAAGACCTTGTATTCTAGCTGCGGAGGATAAGCCTCTTTCGGCAAATGACAGTTTGGCGGAAGCGTTTGCTCATACCGCTCAATATCGTCAATACGCCAAACATTTTGCAGAAACATACAGTCGGCAGGCTTGGCAAACTCATCCGTCATACCAGGATATTGACTGTCGCCAACGCGCGTTAGCTCTGCAAATGAAGTCGCAAAATTCCAATCCCGTAAATAATAAAGCTCTGGAACAATCTGCTCAAATGCGCTGTTCGCCACAATCCATTCTGACGAAGTATCGTCATACACATTAACCGTATTGTTATTCGTATTGATAAGCGCCTCGTTAATTAACGATAGGCGGTCTGACGTTGGGATAACGCGACCAGATGGAGACGCAACGGGATTTCTGGAAATAGGTATCGTCATGCAACCAAATTGCTGTGCGTGACCCTTTCTCTCAACGCACCCCGTAAAACAGGAAAGGCCGGGATTGCTCCCGGCCAAACCCACTACTCTTGTCCGTCCTACACTTACTCTTTACTAAACCGTCTTGCGAATAGAAGGCTCGACCTTAACAGGCTTAACCTCTTCCCAAGCTGTCAGTTTATACTGGTCGGGAAAACGGCGAACAGCATCACGCGCATCAATCGCATACATGCTAACTTCCGAAACCTGACCATTAGCAGGGTCTTTGTAGAAAATCTGAACCAAAGCTTCCATTTATTAACCTGCGTCGTAAGTTAGCCAACCATTGACTGTCGCTGATGGAGCAGTTCCATTAACGTCAATCCATGAACGGATATAACGATAAACAATCCCCGAACGGAAGTTCAAAAGAGGAATGTAATCCGTTTCTCCACTGGTAACAGCGGGACTTGCGCCAATTGGAACACCTGACGGAGCCAATGCTGTGCGAGACGCGCCGTAGTCTTGAACACTGAGCATTTCAACATTGCCAGCGCCAAAAGCAGGGTCATTCGAGCCAAGGATATAAACAGTATATTCCTCAGTTCCGGCAGACTGTTTACGGGAAACCCAGTCGATAACCCAATAGCCATCGAACAAGCCGGGGCCAACATCAAGCTGCGTAGGCTGACCACCACTTGTAAAGTAGCCGGAAGCCGTAAACGTCTGAGGCGTTACGCCACCCGTAAAGCAGGTCTGCGCATCAAATGTGCCGACCTTAGTAGGCGCATTAAAAGGCATTGGTGCGCCGTTATTACCAATCCATGGACCTAGTGCCATTGTCGTGTTCTCCTTGCGTTAAATTACGCTGCAATCTTGGCAGCGGTTACGGACGTAAGGCGAGCGACCGAACGAGGATGTTCGCGGGCGATACCCCAATCCCATTTGATATGCGTCGAGCTGAATGGCGCACCAATCAACTGGCCCTCTGGACGGACAGTGATAGGCGTCTGCTCAATGCCATACAGGCCACCATCGCGGAGGCTGATGCAGTAAATAGAAGCCGTCTGTGCAGCACCGCCGCCAGCAGGAACTTCTGTGAAAGGAAGCATGTCAGGGCTGTCGTCAGGCTCATAACCAAACAGAATTGGCAGGCCATTGAACTTCATAACACGGCGACCAAATGGGTCTTTCTCATCCGAGTAAACAACCGCATTGTTGGTGACAGAAGCGTCACGCGCAGCGGCGTCAAGATAAGGCATAAGACCGCGAGGCATAAGCCAATGCGTTGGCTTATTAACCAGCCAATAAAGAATGGACAGGTTAGCAAGCGAGAGAGGACCACCGCCAGCGGTCGTCGAATTGTTCAGCAAGTTGCCGCCCGTTCCTGCATTGGTAGCAAGATTGAGGCAACGTGACTGAATACCATTCGGAGCCGTTGGGTTAATGTCATTGTCTGACTTAATGAACGACTGAGTAAACATCTGAGCCATAGAAATGGTTTTCAGTTTAATCTGACGAGCCTCATGGTCAGGGCCAAGACGGTCAAGAATAGCGCGGTCAACTTTGACATATTCGTCAACGAAGAACGTGTCTTCTTCACGAAGGTTGAAGTGACCTGTCTGCTCGCCGCCAGCGGTATTCAAACCACGGAAGCCAACAGTCGGCACGTTACCAATGTCCATGAAAGCGCGCTTGCCGTTATTGGCAGGCAGGAAAGGCATGGCAGAAAGCAAATCACTGTTCGCCGCCATGTTCTCGACGAAGATGCGCGAACGGTCGCCATCATCCATCGTCTTCGCATATTCTAGTAATGTAATGGGTGCGGTTACACCCGAAACAATGTTCACCATTTAACTCTTCCTTAGTTAGCGCGGCGCTCTCTTTGTTGGGTGTGATGCCACTTCTGCTCGAAGGTCATCTTGTCCCATCCCTCGATTTCACCGCCGCCGGTTCCATCGCGTCCCAAACCAGAGAAGCTGCCTGCTCCTTGGCTTGTGATTTCTTTCTGAACCCGCTGCCAAAAACGGATGATGCCGGGGGTCCACAAAGTTTCGCTAAGCTGTTCCGCAACGGCTTCATCGCCAGCGGTCGCTTTGAACCAAGATTTAAGAGAAGAGACTTGCTCAGAAGCATCAGAACCAAGCTGTTTAAGAAGCTCTGCTTTCTGTGCTTGGATGCCTTCGGCCCACGCTTTTTGATGGGCGTTTGAAGCTTCAATAAACTTCGTCGCCATCGCGTTGTATTCAGATTTAGTTAAACCCTTTTCATACGCAGTCTCTTGAAGAAGCTGCCACATTGGGCTGTTCTCTTCGACCTTGTAACCTTCGGGAACTTTGTAATCTTTGGGAGCGTAGCCATACTCTTTCGCATTATCAGGCATTTCTGCTTTGCGTTTTTCGGCCTCTTGCTCAAACCGAGACTTGAACTCATTAAGCTCTTTGAACTTGTTACCAAGCTCATCAAGCTTCACGCCTTTATCCGCATCGTAAAAGCTATCATCAAGCCAATCTGGTTTCTCAACCTTGGGTGCTTGAAAGCCTTCTTGGGATTGTGCTGTTTCCTGCGCGGGCGTTTCCTGCGCGGTTCCTGACAAGCTCTGCGGCGTCGTTACTTCTTCGGTCATGCGGTTCGTTTAACTCCATCGCTCCTATGAGCATGGCGGCTAAACTGCGGCGTCCCTCACGCCATTCCAACGCACCAGACGGCGCACCGATTGAAGTTAGTGCTTGCAACTCTTTCAGTAACAATTGGCACAATGACGAAGCTTCTGGATAATTGCCAAGACGCTTCAACTCTTCGACTACAACATCGTCAGGTATCATTTGCCGTAATTCATCCCTTGTGGACCCATGCCGCGAACATCTTTCGGATTGAACGCTGCGCTGTTTACTGCCGTTCTTGGTTTGCCCATCTCAGGCGGCGCACCTGCTAAGTCAGCAACAGGCGCTTGTCCTTGTCCCATTGCAGGCGCACCTGCTTGCGCACCGCCCATCATTTGAGACATTTGAGAAATAGCAGCTTGCATTTGTTTAGGGTCGCGGCGCTTCCACATACTATCAACGCCCATCTTGCTTGCGACATTCTGCAATGTCGCGCTGCCGTCAGTGACCATTTTCCATTCTTCTGGAAATGCCTGCGCGCCAATCTGCACAAAGCGGGCAAACAACGCGACTTCTTCTTGCTCTGCGGAACGCAATGCAGGATTGTAAGGAAGCATCGTAACGGCCTGCTTCTTGCCGTTGCCGTCATCAAGCGTAATCTTAGGAACCTGGCCTGCTTTCTCTAAGAGATAAACAAACCGCTCGAACACGCCAGCACAAAACTCTTGCCAAAACACAAGCCCCGGCGTTCCAATACGACGCTGCGCCAGCGTCATCTCATCAAGCCATTGTGTCGCAGTTGGCGGCGTCTTGCCGTCTTGCTGCGGCCAATCAAGGAAGAAGAGACGCTTAATGCGCGTTTCCAAATCATTGGTCAGGAATATCGCAGGGTCTAAGCTTGGCGGCATATAAAGGTTCTTAATCGCACCCTCTTCGCCCGGGCGTATGGCGTAAGCCATGCCAGCTTCAATGCCCTCTTGAATGTTGGTGAACGAGCTATCTGGAAAAGTAATCGGCGGGTTTAACGCAAGGTCAACCGTCTTCACTTTTTTATGCGTAAGCTCATCAATAATGCGAAGGTCAGGCAACGACTGAATAAGCGGCCCAACACCCCACGCCCAATCTGGCGTAGCATTGAAACGCGCCACAACCAACGGGCAAGAACCATTACCCTTTAACACAGCATCGTGAACGTAATGCCCATCAACCGTGATGATATGCTGCCACTTGTCCTCAGAAGACCCATCGCGGATTTTCCAGAAAGCCCAAACAACAACACAGTTTTTCTTGTCGTCCTTCTTGCCCTTTTCCTGCACCGCTTTCGGGATGTCAAAGTCAGGAAGAACGTCTTTCAAATACCGATAGCGCGTATGACGAACAACAAAACGGTCATCAATCTGGCCGTCTGGTCCCGTATTAATCTCTAGTTCCCGAATAGGAACACATTGAACAATCGGCGGTCGCCATGACTTAGGATGGTCAATCCACAAAGCCACGGTTCCAAGCGCCAAGTCAGGGTTAAACGCCTTGCCAATCTCTGAATAAAAATTGCTCGCCAAGATAGACCTGAATATCGCGTCGTCAGCTTGCGCCGAGGCAATCGCAACACCCTGCATTTGCTCTGGCGGGACATTCTGATTAGGACGCCGCGTAACCCAATTTTGCGTTTGCGGGCAGAAGGTATTAATAATGACGGTCGGAAAATCGCCGCATAGCTCATAGGCCATCGACGTATTAACAATCGGAACGTCTTGAATTTTGCCGACGGGCTTTGGCGCGGTCGAATTAACAACCATCGCACGATGAGGCGCTGCAAAGGTATAACCTTCCAGCATGTCCCACTCGAACGGAGCCTTTTGCTTGCGCGCATCTGCTAGGCGGTTCTTAGATAAAGTCTCTAAGCCAGCAATGCGGTCTGCCTCGTCTCGCGCGTCTTTAAGCTCTGGCTCCTTCTCCATGCTTACGAACTCTTCGGAGCAGAAGCGACAGGAGCGGCAGGGGCAGCACTACCCGTTGTAAGTGCCGTCAATAATGGTGGAGCGCCCGCAGGCGTCGGAGACATAAACGAAGATGTTGGGTTGGTCATATTACCAGCGGTCGCAGATTGCTGGCTATTCGACTGTCCATACTGGCGAAGCATGTCCCATGTATTCGCCTGCACATCTGATTGAACTTGTGAAACTTGTTTCTGCGTCTGTGCTGTTTGCTGAGCGTCAATCTGTGCTTGCTGCTGCTGCTGCATTTGCTGCATGGACTGCATCATCATGATGGTCATCATCATCATCATGCCGTTATCGCCGCCGCCACCTCCGCCCATAAAAAAAGCCCCCAAGCAAACTGAATTGCTCAGAGGCTAGTCGGGGAGATGAATAGATTAAACGCACCGACCTCCATTGCTGCCAGTTGGCATTGGTTGCGCACCAATCTTGACTAGATGGTTGTAGAGCTGGTCAGGGAAAAAAACTAACGGCGCTCGTATTCCTAAAACATGCTTTACAAAAGACACGCAGGTAAACAACCCTCGAAAGATAATAGGAACGCGCTCTTGAACATTAATGGTCAAGGCATCCACATCGCC